CGCATTAGATAGATCGCCGGTAATCTTATCTTCAATCATCCAGATATCGGACATTGAATCGATAATGCGTGCCATGTTGTAAGAGTTAAGATACAACTTTACGGACTTAGACTCCACAATATTAGGGGAATCAGAGCTATAGCTAAACTTAAGCCAACCAGAGACGGGAAAACCATTAGCCAAAAGAGTTGAGAACTCATAAGCGTTCCACGCGTCCATTCCAACAAATGGTAGGCTTTCTTCTTGAATATCATACTGGGTCCTATTTAAATGTCTTGGTACTGCAACTAACAGGGAAGGATCTACTTCATCAGGTGTAACATAAGGTTTTACAACTGAACCGTCTCCCGCTTTACCCAGGTGGACTGATACTAGCTTATTAAGTTCTTCTTGATTGCTCATGCTTTACATCCTTTATATATTTAAGTACCGTGTCTACTCTTTCTCTAACTGACCCTTGTAGGTAGACGGTAATCAATTGTTTTTCTTTAATATAACTATCAAATAAAGTTACAATTCTATCTCTGAAATGCCTGTTAATACTTCTTGTTCCATCATCTTCTATTTCAAATTCTGGTGGAATATAAAAGACTAGGTCATACTTTGGCATGAGTTTGTTGAATATGTTATCAGCAAAATCATATGTCTTTTGAGTTATTTTTTTATTTTCTGCTAAGTAGTGAGAGTAAACTATACCGTCTAATGCACATCTATCTGATATCATATTGTCGTTCATAAAGACATTAACAATATGTTCTTGCATTATCAGTCTCTGCGTAATGTCATCGCCTTCTTCATTTATGTTTAACCCATAAATTAATGTAGTCTTACCTACTGACTGAGCGCCGCTTATCGCTATTTTCATTTAACTTTCTCCACATAAACATCACCCATAAGTATAGCGATTTTCTCTTCAACAGGCTATACAATTCGTCTAATGACGTCGCTGTATTCGGTATACCGGATTGTTCCTCTATAGGACCTTCATCAACGCCCGCTGTTACTTTGTGTATAACGCATCCAATCCATCTATAGTTACCGTCCCAAGCTCTCACCTGAGGGTCTTTACCTTTAAGCTCGGGATAAGCAGTAATGTAACCAGGATGTCCATTGTAGATATCAAAACGTTCGCATATATCTGGTGGTATGATTCTAAGATAACCATGTAGTGTAATGAATATCTCTTTAGGATTATTATACTCTTTGCGGAGATGATTCATTAGGTCATCATGGCTTGCTACAATAATAGGTATATCTAGCTCTCGTATACCAGGATGATAGTTTATTTTATCTTCTTTATTGTTGGTGAGAATAAGATCTGGTTTACGATCTAGTTCTTTAGACAGCTCAACTATCTCTGATCCTGTCTGACTAAAAAATGCTATCCAATACATTAATTCACCTGATACCCTGAAGTACCTTTAATATAAGACCTGAAGAGGGAAACGTTAGCTTGAATTAATTTTACTTGCTCATCGGTAGGATTGGCGTGTAGTAGGTCGACCAGTTTAATGGACTGTTTATTAACCAGACCACCAGGCTCGTAAAGAGTGTTAAGAAGACCATGAACCACAGGGCTGGAAGTATCCATTGTCTCAATCCACTCAAATCCTTCTCTATAGAAAAGAAATTCGATAGGTAAAGAACACCCCAGTAAGTGATGAGGTTTATTTTTGTTAATAATTCCTTCATTTAACATTCTCGTTAAAGTTTGTACTCTACCTAGAGTAAATGCCATCCACTTATTAGGATGGTTACAAACCTCCCTATAATAACTATAATCGAATGATATAGCGATTTTATCAACCCCTAGTTGATCTAAAGTTTTATAACATAAGATAAGTTCATCATAACTTTTACCCTGTACAACACCAATAGACTTACCAGGTAGATCTGGATAAGTCTTCTTAAACATTACGGCTTTATATATGGTATGATGAACGTTTTCTAGAACATCAGGTATAATATACTCTGTTGGTTTAAGTGCCTGTACATATTGAGCAAATAATTCTGCATTAAAAGCTTCACCTAGTTCAAATACAGAATTATCTAAGATAACTTTCCTACCCTGATTAAGAGATTGTACGAAGAAGTCAAAATAATTTTTCTCTGACTGAAATAGATGTACTAATGCATAATCATAATCATTAAATTCTCTAGATTTTTCTAAGAGTGCTAAGGGGCTCTCATGACTAATTAACATTTCATTTTCCCTTATAACCTGACAGATAACTTGTCTTCCAGTTATTATTCAAAGCCCGTACTTCCTGAATAGCATACAAACGTTCACTTTCGGTCATCTTAACAATTTCTGTTACCCCAGAGATTTTTTCCTCTAACCAGAAATTTTTAGGATATTTTTTTTTAAAATACTCTTCTGCTTTTTCTATTTTACTTCTATCAGGATTATAAGCGGTACATAAGATACGAATATCCCATTTATTATATTGTTCTGGCTCATATAAAAATCTATCAGCTGCATCCTTATACTTGGTAAATCCAAATTTTAAGAATGTTTCATTAGTCTCCTTATCCTTAAATTCTGCCAGATAAAGTTTAGCACCTTTAGAATACGATTCAAAACTCATGTACCTATCCATAATTATTTTTTAATCAATGTCATAAACTCAGCTCGTGCTTCTGGTTCACTTCTAAAACAACCACCAAGTTTAGCTGTGTAGGTATAAGACGAATGATCTTCAACACCTCGGCTCTTTACACAATAATGCGTACCTTCGATTACGACAGCAATATCATCTGTACCTAGAATGAACGCTAATGCATGATAGATCTGTTCAGCAATACGTTCTTGTACTTGCGGTCTACGTGCAAAGTACTCTACGATACGATTTAGTTTAGATAACCCTAGTACTTTACCTTTAGGAATATAAGCAACGTGTGCTTTACCATCAATAGTGACGAAATGGTGTTCACAGTTAGACATTAGCGTAATGTCCTTCTCAATTACCATCTCATCGTACCCCATCTTATTCTCGATGACAGTACACTTAGGGAAGTTCTCTGGCTTTAATCCCCAGAAGATTTCGTTTACATACATCTTAGCTACTCGCGAAGGAGTATCAGTTAATGAATCATCTTCCCGATCAAGGCCAAGAATATCCATAATAGCTGCAAAGTGCTTTTCAATCTTGTTAATCTTCGACTTTTCTTTTACATTAAGCTTATCAATGATAGTAGGTGTATGTACACCCTTCTCACGAAGATACTCCTCAATCTTATACCCTAGCTCTGCATCTGTTTTACCGACTTGTAGTGACATTTATTTCTCCGTTTCTGTATCCCATTTAATTTTTAACCAAGCTCTTTCGTGTATGTAATGGGCAATAGTCATAAAGATGTTAATTATGATAGCACCTGATAAACCTGTCCATACAGCTGTTACCAAAGTAGCAACAATTCGCCACGTGATAGCTCTTACTATAGTCCTTCTATGTGTTTCTGACATTAAGTGCCCCATTCATTTTTAAAGAGAGGTACTTGTAATCTATCAGAATACCTCCAACCTTTTTTCATAGCTAGTTCGGCTACTTTTCTATTATTCATATGATATACTGATTCAACACCACCTACGGGCATTAGATAAATCGGGCCAGTAAACCCTGTATTCTGATAAGCATGTACTGCTTTTTCAGCTTCTTCTGCATCCTCTTCTGTTGCTACAACGAACTTAAGATACGTGTATCCAACCTTTTCGTATTCACGAACAATATCAGGGCAAATAGCATCTTCCCACTTTTCACCCGACACTGATAACTTAGGTGATACAGAGAAAGTTATATCTTCATATGCAAAGGAATTAGTAAGATATTCTCTAAACTCTTTAGTTAGTTCTTGTGTACCGTTTGTTTCAAATGTTACTTCTTTTAGATTTAACATCAAACGATGACTGAGAAGATCAGGGTAAGATTTTTGCCAACCCAATAAAGGTTCACCACCGGTAATAACTAAATGCTCATCTTTCCACTTTTTGTGCGGAAGCATTTCGTTAATAGCGATAGCAATATCTTCGGAAGACAAAACAGGAGATAGATGCTTGAAGCGAGGATCCCAAGAAGCGTAAGAGTCACACCCAGTAGATACCAGAGGAAGGCTTTGATAAGATTTGTAGTTATCAGGGTTAACTTTAAGATATTCATCGGTCTTTTCACCTTTGGGCATTCCAAAGCCCTCACATTTAAAATTACAACCGAAAGTTCTTAGGAAGACAGAAGGTACGCCCATATAGCGACCTTCACCTTGAATGGAGTAGAACAGCTCCGCGACTTTTATTTTTGACATTAATACTCCTAGTTATTTACAGCTGGAAGGTCAGCTACATAGTTTACGTGGGATGGCACGTACATTATATAGGCTTTTCTATTTTTTATCCACAACCTTATAAATCTTATTAGTTTTACTAAAGGAATAATTACCTTCACCAAATAAATCATTTACAGCGTTAAGTGCACCCTTAAGGTCAGGGGCGTCGTCAAACCAAATTATACCCCCGTCTACCATTAAAGGAAGAAGATAATTTACTGATTCAGTAATGGATTGATACTGGTCACAATCGATATGAGCAAAAGCAATATTTTCCATAGGTACAGAGCTGCCCGGAAAGATACCCCTTACTACTTGAGCATAGGGTAATGCTTCTTTTACCTCCTCGTAAGAGGTGTCTTCAAAGTCCCGTACTATGTGAAAGTCACCTCTATCTTCATCAGAGTAAGGCATACCCTCAAATGTATCGAACAGGTAAATATTACGTTCTTGTTTTTCGGCTACCTTAGTAAGATGCCAGGCGGTACCACCTTTGTAAACCCCTACCTCAACAAACGCACCAGGTAAGGCATTACTCGCTGTATTAACGAGATCTTCTATTACTTGTTGAATAACTACTGACTTTAAGGACATTAATTATATTCTTTTTATTCTAGATTATCAAGGAAGTTTGGTAGATTTTCCTCTTTATCCGTCTTTTTCTTCTTTTTAGTAGTAGTTACTTCTCTTCTTTCGGGCTCAATAGTATCTACTTGTTTACGCATTAGCTCAATAATATGACTAGTATATTCTTCATTATCCGAAGAATGTTCTAGTAACTGATCTAGGTCAATGTTTTCTAGCAACTTATACTTTGTAGCCTGTTGCTTCTTTTCTTTCTGGATACGTCTAACAAAAGCAAAGTAAATAATTTGAGTGTAGTAAGCGAAAGGATTAGTTGAGCGAGAAGGATCAAATTTTTCTACTGCTGTAAGGCAATTTTCAATACCATCTGAAATCATATCATCTTTGTAAGAATAATTTATAAAGTTTGCTTTATAAGAAAGATGCGTAGCAATCTTTAAAAAGCATTCTCCAAGGTATTCGCTTACTTTAGGTTTATCAAGTTTGTTAGCTGCTGCATGATCAACTTGTTTTTTATACTCTACTAATGCGTCGAAAAACTTCTTGTTATCAACATAATGAGCAGGAACTTTCTTAGGTTCAATGGTATGTTCTTGTTGCTCCGTCATCTTCTTCCTCTTCTTCACCTTCATCACGATTAGCCACTGCTTCCATAAGTTGATTAAAAATATCTTCGGAAGGAATTGCCTCTATTTTTGTACGACCTAACTCTTCTTCATTATTTTGCATCTCTATAAACTCATTATACTGCTCTATAGCACTATCAGTAACATCTACAGCCGCGACAATAGTCGTTGTAGGAATTACCATAATGTTAGATCTAGATAACTTAATCCAAGGTTGCATTAGATATGTTTCAATAATCATATTACCTCGAGGAAAACGAGCAGAGCTTACCATTACAGGGTCTTGTATCTGAATATGCGACGCTGTAGTGGTAGAAATATACTCATCTCCAACCATGGCTATAATATCGTCACCATTAGTTAACTTTAAGAATTTACATTGCATTAAATATCTACCTTAATGAGCTTGTAATCAAATAGTTCATCATT